CAGACGATGTTGCAAGTTTTGTTGACATACCAACTGGTCTACCATGTTTATTAAACAGTGGTTCATTATGCTCATCCACCGCTTGTGGATACCCGAAATACTCAACCGCAATGCTTTTTGCTGTCTCTTTTATGTAATCTTTAACCCCCTTTGTTCCGTCTCCCGCAACCCGTGCAAGGTCGCCACACATAGCATGGAATTTATCGTTCATACCGAGCGTTCGCATTTTCTTAAGATTCTCTACGGTGACTTCGATCATGCCATCGTTTGCTTTAGCTTCCTTGCAGAGTTTTTGGTATTCAAATTCAAAGCCTGCCGGAACGACCATGTTCCGACAGTCAATTACGAATGAGAATTTCATGCAGGCAGTCCATCAATCTTTGGCAAGGACAAGTACCCTAATGCCTTCTTGTAGACTTCATAGGTGATATGAGCAGATGAGGTTACTCCAAGGTTTTTGAGTGTTTTCTTTACATAGTCCATATCCCCATCGGCCATCTGTATTAAGTGCCGATACCCCTCGTTGTAATGGAATGATTTTTCAGGGATAATGCCAATGATCTTTTTACCCTCAATCGGGTCGTCATCGAATCCCTCTGGACCTACAGGCTCTTTCTCTACTGGTGGTGGTGTAGGCGTTGCAGGCTTACGATAACTCGGCTTCTGAGGCTCGTCCTTGCCTTGTGTACCGTTGAGTGCATCACTCTCGGTAATCTCGTATGCTGTCTGGTACAAGTACCGTCTAATGTAGGTTTCCACCGCACCAAGGTTTTGTACAGGGTGACAGCCCTTTAAGCTCGCTTCACTCATAGGTGACTTGAAAGTTATTTTGTTAAAATCCTCGGTATCTACAATAACCAATTGTGCACAATCTGGTTCAAAGGATACCAATGAGGTGAGTCCTAACTCTTCATTAATATCAATGATTGCAGGGATAAAATCTTGCAACTCATAGTACCCATATCCAGCGAATTTATTGTTTCCGGTAGGCTTAATCCCTCGGTCTTTCAACATCTTTCGTGCTTTGTTTAACTTTGCATATATTCCTGTCTTGTCCATTAGGCTTCCTCTCTTTTGTTCTCTAATACCGACATGTAATTCTTGTAGAAATTACAGAATTGATTAGCACTGCAATAATCCACACACTTAGCAGGGATACCCGGTCTGTACTCGATAAAATGATCTTTGCTCATGGTTTCCATGACAAACTCGGCTTCCTCTTTGCTCGTGTGCCGTGATACTGCTCGTTTGCGCCCCTTTTTCATAATCGCCCAGTGTTCGTCACGTTCCCAGCGTTCCTCTGGTGAACACGGTGGAATCTCATCATCTGGTGCATCTTTGTACTCTAGGATTGTTCTGATCTTCTGAGCATACTCAGCGTTCAACTCTGCGTTTTCCTCTAGCGTGATAATCGGGTTGAACAGTTGCGGAATCTCGATGATCGACCGTCTCGGATAATCAGGATTTCTGCGCATCTGGTACTTTGAGAATCCCTCATTGAACAGAATATTGCTTGCGCTTTTGACTGTGTATCCCTTCCGTTCTGCCATCCACCAATAGGTTCTGATCTGCTTGCGCCAATCGGCAAACCCATCTTGTACCTTAAACGCATAGGCAGTTGCAGCAGATGATTTTGTGTCATACAGGTGATGTGTGGTGAGGTCTAGCAAGTCAAGTTGCCCTGATAAATATACAGGTTCAGGAAAGTTGCCGTTGATTTCAACATCAATACGATGCTCAGCAAGATATTCATGTTTCAGCTTATCTCGGTATTTTTCCATGAGATATTCAATGCTAAAGTGTATTGAGTTTCCGGTAATGATTGCGCTTAGATCGGCAATATCTTCGACAATTTCCTTTGTGTGCCTACGATTGAGAATTACCTCTTTCGGTCCTTTCATCAGCTCAGTAACACTGAATTTGTTCCATGAAAACTCAGGGTAGAAATTCGTAGCAAGCAATTCTACAAATTCTGGTAAGTTAGTTTCGTTGATTCTTTGCATGATTTACTCCTTGCAATAGTGTTGCGAAAGGGGTACTATCACTACACCAAGAGGCGAGTGGTTTCCCCCTTGGTTTTATTCAACTGGCCTCGGTGGATTCGTCTGCCGAGGCTTCTTCGTATGGGACAAAATCTTTTCGTGGTACTAACCAACTCTCTTGTGAAATGTTCGCTTCTCTGTATGACATACCATCTTTGAGAACGGCCCATCCCATACCAGTTTTCCAGTCAAGATTAGATTTTTTCATACTTTCGATATAGGCATAGACTGAGAACACCCATTCATTGTCCTGAAACTCTTTCAGCTCTCTTTCACGTTGATTTAACAAGAACTTGTACTGGTCACGGTCACGGGTAATATATTCAACAGCTTCCTCAGTTTCTTTTTTCCATGCTTTCAACCGTTCATTTTCTGAATACACCGCATCGAATCGTTCCTCAGCCTTTTCCAGCTCCCAACGTAAGTTATCAATTTCCTTATCTTTTCTTTTTTCTGCCTGAAAAATTTCAGTGTTAGCTTTAAGCATGGTGTCGGTCATGTTCTTTACAAAGCTTCCCATAGCCTCTCCAAACATTTCTCCACTGTGCAAACTTCTTTCTTCCATGATTAAACTCCTTTGCGCTACTGAGCGCTCTCTTTAAAGGCCTTCTCTAACATGTCCAGCCTTTTTGCTTCGGCTTTCCGTTCCTTTTCAGGAATCAGAAGATGTTCAAAAACCTCACGTAAGGACCATTTCCTACGTGCTTTGCCTAATTTTTTTCGTCCATAATAGGGAATCATCCAAGCATTTCTTTTGCGCATAACGGTGTGATAGCTTGTTTCGTAATAGTCTGCTAACATCGGCACTGACAAATAAATCGAATCCATAAGCTTTTCCAGAATGTGCATTTTCTCCATTAGCTCATCATAAGTTTTTACATCTAATGCAACTAACTTTACGTCCTCAACCATGTAATCCTCCATTACCTAAACATCTGTATACTGAAGATACCTGTTTTTATCATCAGTTAATCAGTATTGTACCTGAAATCCTTCACTATATCAAGATATTTCTCACATTTTATGCAATACTTGATGTGGGAAGAAATTATGGAAGGAGGAACTTGTTATGCTAGGATTATGGCAACGAGTAAAGCACATGATGCAAGCACAGCACTTGTCACATTATGCCGTTGAAACAGCTCTTGGCTTGGCATCCTCGCAACTATCGTCATGGATTACTAACGATCGATACCCGAGAGCTGATATTGCGTTGAAGCTTGCTGATTATTTTCATGTATCACTGCAATGGTTACTCACTGGTGACGACCCGTATGCACTCTCGCCTGATATTGTGAGAATGGTCAAGAACAAAGAGCTTATGGCTACGATGGAACGTGTAGAACTGTGTAATATGCGACAACATAATGCTATCAAAGCTATTTTGGACGCTTTTGATTTATAATAATCTTCTTTACTATAAATCAGTTGTCTTGGTATTTCCTAAATCCTTTTAGGGGATTTAGGAATACCAAGACATTTTAAATATTATCTTTTTATTAAATGATAATAAGTTTTATTTATTATAAATTATATCTTTTATTAAAGAGTTATTTATTATAAATATTATTTATTATATATAAACCCTGAAATCGAGGTTGTGGATAACTTGTGGATAACTCACATTTCAGCTTCAAAATGATGCACTAAATCCATCAGTATTTCTTCCATTGACCCCGGCTTCTTCTTTTCATCATATAACTCCTTATATGTATCGTAATTGCAACGAAACGTTCAACGAATCGTTAAATCAGTAGAAACCCTTCTTGCTAGTTCTATTGCATACCCTATAAAGTTGTATTTCTGTAGTAAATCCTCAAAGCTGTGGTATTCATATTCTGCATCTTCGGGATATATACTTTTTGTTACCATACCATCATTTTCTTGTGCATTTCTCAGTATCATCTTGATAGTATTCACTAAATGCTGGTTACTCATACTTGCTATCGGTATGGTTGCACCATCTTTTTGTTTGTGTGTTTTTCTGATCATTCCTTTTCTAGCCTCCTACCGCACATAGGACAGAAATTTATTACTGTTGAATCGACATCGAAGAACTCATCAAACTCTTCTGGAATATTCACTACTGCTAAATCTAAGGTGTTCCCATTTATGTAGGATTCTATAGTCGTATCATTCAGCTTGAACATATTCAGTCCAACGACTGTTCCTTCGTTGTCCTCTCTGCAATAGGGACAAGGCTCTGCATAAGCAATAGTTTTCCCTATAGTGATAGGACTATTGAATTGCAAAGCGGTTTTGTATAGAGACTCTTCATACTCGTTTAAACATTCTTCGATCGAATTTTTTATGACCTTTTTTCCATCAGGTATACTTTCAAAAACTACTCTCATATATTGCTCCTTAATGCTTCTCTAATCTGTTGATTCGCCATATCAATAATATCATCGATAACGCTATCAGAAAGTAATGGTAAAATGTCATAGCGTTTTCCATCTGCTAATGTGATAGCTATTTCGTAATCTTCAAGCCCCGGTCCTCTCGGTGGCTCGTAAAAATCCCCATCATATCCGCTATCCCATTCGCCCTCTACCTCGATCAGTATTTCTGTTCCTTTACTAATCGTATAATCAACATCAGCACTCATGGTCATAACTAATCCTCCCAATCTCCTAGTACCTCAGTAGCGTGTGCTAACGCTTCTTCTGTACCATCTTCTAGGTAACTTATGATACATTCTCCATTCTCACATAGTATATAACCGCAATTATATCCTCTGTCTTCACTGGCAAAATCTGCTTCAATTACTACATCAGGGAATCTTACTGCAAGTGCTTCAAATATCTCTGTCGGTGTAGACCATGCGGTGTCAAAGGTTGCAACGATCTTTTCGTTACTAAGTCTGGTTAAATTCATACCGCAAGCGTCCCATTTTGTACCCCAGTGAGCAATGTGCCAACGATACCAAGAGGTATAACCATGAATGATATAATTCCTGATTGACTGTACAAAGTTGTCTACAGTGTCCGTATTTTTGTATTTGAGATATGCTTCTCTCATTTGCGCTATCTGCTCATCAGCTCCACTACCGAATCCGACAAGTTTCCTTATCTCTGGTGTGGTGAACTCACTTGACCCTGCATCTATGTTTAATTCCTCTGGTGTTGGTAGAATGTTATTAAAAAATACTCCTGTCTTCTCATCATAGAGTTTTTCGATCTGATTTAGTGATTCTTCTGGTCCGTTAAAAGTTACGATATGTGATACATAATTAGGCATGTGTTTCTCCTGTAAATTGCGCCCCATAAAGAGGCGCTAGTATTTAATAAAATCTTCGTGTCGCACCTATACGACCTTCTCTGACCAATTGCTGCAACGTGTAGTCCTGTAGATACATTCCTCTCATACCAGTACCCCTCTCCATCTGAGAATTTCAATTGCTCTGTCTTTCTCTAATTCGATAGACCCATCATCAGGATTCAAGACCTGTTCATGTAGCACCTGTCCTAGATGCTCAAAAACTCTCTGCGTTGACCAATACTTATTACACATGGTTTCCCCCTTTCGGCTCTAATCTGCCGAATATATATTCCGTTGCTGGTATCGCTTTATTCATAGCTTTCAGCAACATTTTCTGATCAGACTTCATCGTGCGAACCCATCCAGCAAGATAGCTTGCGCTATTTAACTCTGTGTCTTTTGTCTCTATCCCTAATTCGTTCATCACGAACGATGAGGATAATTCTGCAACTAATTCCTCGAACGAATAATCCCTACTGCCAAAGGCAACAATCTTTTGATCGGCAAACCTATTGAGGCGTGACTTGTGTCCGGTACTATGTGCCAATTCGTGAAACAATGTTGAATAGTAATCCTCTACTGTTTCAAATAGCTCTTTTGGTGGTAGATTGATACTATCGCTCATACGGTTATAGTAGGCTCTTGCTGGCCCATAACCTATATGTGGTGGATTTGGCATTGAATCTAGTGTTCTTTCTGCCTGTTCATATGGGGTAAATTCTAGTATAGGCGTATCCACTTTCTCAGGCTCAGGGAATTCTATCCCATCGATCTGTGCTTCATTAAACGCCCATGACACCCGATAGAATCCAAACAGTTTTCTTTTTCGCTCTGCCTTTTCTTCATCTGATAGTGAATCATCTTCTTCAATTGCTTTGATCTTATTCTTATCAGGCGGTTGGAATTTTATAACTGGTGTTCCCTTCTCCTTCTCTCGTACCTGTCCCCCCATAGCCTCAGCCTGTTTATAGGTCAACCAATACGGTGATTCGTAACCGCTCATCATAAGCAAGAACACGTTTACCCCATGATATGGTTCTTTTGTGCTGTAGTTTGTTGGTGTTATATCAGGGTGTACAACCATCCACGGTTTTCTCCAAGGCATAACTCCATGTTCCTCGATGTATTTGATAAATCGCTCGGTGACTACTTCATACGCCTTATTGCGGTTAAATGTGCCCTTTTTGCCTTTCTTTTTTGTGGTTTTTCCTTTGGTTTTATTCATACCGTTATACCCCCTTTGGCTCTCGTCTTTTATTGACCTTAATTGCTTTTGCGTAGGTGTCATTTCTTACATAGTCCCAGTACGCCCTCTTTGCGTCTTGCCATGAATCCTCATATGTCACAACTTCAAACCCGTGACCATACCCATAGTCAACGCAAATCTCATAAATATCCCTAGTCTTTCTCACGTATGGCATGGTTTCCCCCTTATAGGTCTACTTTTTTCAATACCACATCGAGCTTTCTCGCTGTCGGTGTGCCAAAATCCTTGTATGCTATGGTTGTGTGAGCTGGCTTTGAGCTATTTATTGCCATAGCGTAACCGTATGAAACAATGACTGTGTAATTGTCCGAATCGAGTGCTATAGATACCTCACTATCTAGCTTATACGTATCACTGTATCTCTTGCTTAGATACACTTCTAACCGCTTAACGTATGGTAAATTTGTGAGGTGAATCTGTATATCTCGCTGTAAATAGTCGGGGTAATTATCCTCAATAACATCTACTAGATAAGCCTTTTTACCTAGCAATGTTTTCATCGTATTTTTACCTATCTCTTCGTGATTGTGATACCATTTTTTCATGATCTAAGCCCTCTCTTGGTAAACATTACCGTCAATCTCTTTTACCCCTTGTAACCATGCAAGAACGTCTTTATACATGACTCTAGGAAGCTGTAGAACGTGCAATTGACAGCCTTCTCTCACTTCATCATCAGTAGCCTTTTCTCCCTTGATATAGCGCACTATAGGGTGATCTAGCTTTTCTGTTGTTGCGAGTTTCCAGTACACATGCGAAATATCGATCATACCAAGAACGAAATTGTCCCGAAAATCCCCATCTAGTAGCGTAATTCTAGCTTTTTTCATGAGTACCCCCTTATGCAAATAGTGCATTGAATCTATCGCGCGTTGCCGTGTGGTCTACTTTGCCTACCTCGACAACCTCATAATCCTGTACAAACCGCATATATCTTTTATCAGATAACAGCTCGTACAGTTCTTCCCATGTGTCGAACGATAGAGTTTTCCTACCGAATACCTTGTGGACCATTTTGCATGTAAACATGGTTTCCCCCTTGCCTATTCTGGCGTATATTTTTACGGTATTTTCCTACCGTATATTGACTAAATTGACCGTATATCATACCCTGTAAATGGTTGGTTTGACCAACTCATGGAGGGATTTATGCCGTTTAAAGACGCAAAGAAAGACTTAAATTGGCGCAAGAAAAATTTGCGCACTTTTAAGCTTGCTTTTAGTAGAATATCTGAGCCTGATTTGATTGATTGGCTTGAAAGTCAAGAAAGCTATCAAGGTGCTATAAAAGATATGATAAGGCAAAAAATTGCTAGTGATAAACCGCATGGGGGGAATTGAACCCCCCTTAGAACCATCTGCGGTGTTGTGTGTTCTACTTGAAAAATTCTGCAAAGCGATCAGATTTTTTAATTTCTTCGTTGCGTTCAAGAATTTTAACCATCGCCCATAATTCATCATAACCCTTTACACTCTTAAGGATTGTGGTAATGCGTTTTGTAGCCTCTTTACCGCATACCTTGGCCCACTTGTCGGAATTGTCGTTGTAGGCTTGCTGATCAGCATTGATCGGTTTTTCTTCTGAGCCTTCGTGTTTTTTGTCTTTTGATAGATACTTTACTGATACGTTATGATCCTTACCCTCAATTAAAATTACTGAAATATCGCGAGGCATACCCTTGTCTACAGATATGTATTGTCTTGTTTTGCCATTAGCTAGCGTTACCATGTGTGTTGACAATTTTGTGTTCCATGCCATAGCAATTGACAATTTTTTCGTTGCTTCTGCAAGCTCTTTATCAAAAACTGTAAGCTCTTTTTGCTTTGCTTGCATAGCTTTACCGGTTTTTACAGTGTCAACATTTTTCGTTGCTTTTTTCGGTGTTGCTTTTACGTTGTCGGTTGCGATAGTTGCGTTACTCTTTTTAACTAATACTGTACCTGTTGCCATTGTTGGCCTCCCTGTTTTTTGCCACTAATCTGTGACAATGTTGAATTTTAGAACGCTCAAGCGTCCCATAATTGCCTGTAATAAAAGCAATAATGTGAAGCTCGAACCATTGTGCAATATCGCCTCAGTTTTCTGAGAGGGTTTACGCTACACGCCTGTAGCCCTGTTCCCTGTTCTTATCACTCATCCCAGTGCAAAGAACGCCTCTTTATTGTCTATAGTACCCTCAGCTCATGGCATACCCAAAGGTCATGCGGATACCTACGGTAGTGGTATAGACCATTCATTCATCGCTGTAGGGGAGCTAAATAACCCGAAGAGAACCCTACCCGACACAGTGCGTTGCTAGCGCAAAGATGTCAAAAATCGTTCAGAAGTGAGCAACACTTCCTATTCAGTGCAATCACTGACAACCGATACCGAAATATCGGGCTGAGTGAAACATCGACCGAAAGCCATGTAACACTCAGAAGGCAAGAACACCTGTAGGAACAGGAGCGCCTCCCTGGGAAGGGCTGTTCGCCCCAACCATGGTCAAACCATAGCACGATCATTTTTGTCTACGCAACCCCTAAAATGAAAAAAAATGAAAAATTTTTTATTGATTGCATTGTAAGTAATTACGAGGTTTTAATATTGTTATTGTTTCTATGTAAAGATACACAATAAGTAAATATTTAACACCAAGTAGCAAGATATGGTGTTGTAAGTTATTACTCTGTAAGTAGTTACGCTGGGTCGTGGGCGTGCGTATGCGCGCGTATTGTGCGTGCGTGATGTGTGCGTGTGTGTGTATGTGCGCCTGTATGCGTGCGTTGCGTGTGTGCCTGTGCGTGGGCGTGTGTGCGTGATGCGTGGGCGTGTGTGTGTGATGCGTGGGCGTGGGTGTGTGCCTGTGTGCCTGTGTGCCTGTGTGCCTGTGAAGAGTGTATATTTATGCAATAATAGCCTATAAAACTGTATAATTATGCAATCGGGTATGATCTGCTATGGTGGTGTAATACCTAGTACAATGTGAGGGTATCGGGGGTGTAACTCTACTACTATACCTCTGTATACTATATAACCTATATAACAGATAACACTACTTGCAATAAGTAATTTACTTGCACCTGGCTAAATCACTTATCCCCTTGCAATATAACCAATTACATTTATTCTACATAGCAAAAAAGTACTACCAGCCTATCCTCAGACACTCACGCACATTGTATATTTATGCAGTTTTAACCGTATATTACTGTATATTTATGCAATTAGTCTCAGATTTTACGGGGTTTATACCAAATTGATTGTATATTTATGCAGAATTGATAGGAAAGAGGGGGGAGGGGTCAAAAAATAGAGGGGGTGGGCCGACGATTGGAAACTGGGCGCGCGGGAGATTCCCCCTCTGGGAGTAAACATTACTCAAAAGTTTTCAAGTTGAAATGACGATCATAATTCAGCGTAAACAGAGGCTAAGAGGTTGAGGGTATTATCCTCTTGTTCTATAGCGTCTAGGAGTGTTGAGAGGTCTTTGTCCTGATCTTGGTAATGTTCTTTGACAAGATAGAAGGCTTTCCACTTTGATTTTCTGAATTGTAATAATTGCTGCTGCAAGTCATGTAACTGTTTTTGATTTGGTTTCATGGTTTCTCCTTTGCCCCGCTAACTTCTTTATGCCAGTCGGGGCTTTGCTATTCCTTGGCGCCTCAACGCTTGACTAGGCTTTGCCTTTGCTAATCTAGGTCTTGCCATTCCCTCGCCAAGCAATTCAATGCCATAGCCTTTCAACTCATTGCTGTGATTAGCCCTTGCCAGTCGTACCCTCGCCTTCGCCATTCATTGCTCCACGCATCCCGGCTCTGCTCTGCCTTTGCTAAAGGACCTCGTGGCTTAAGACTTCATAAGTAAATCTACCCTTTCCACTGTTTCTCCACTGACCAATACCACGCAATGCACCATAGGCAAGCCATTCCATAATTGCAGGCACAAGACTATCATCGAGAACGTTTATGGTAATGATAATTGAGCTACCCGCTGGAATGGTTTCTGAATGAGCAATAGCAATACGCTCGCCTAATGGTGTTTGCGCTCTGAGTGGTCTTTGACATTCGCCCATTGGACCTGACAAGCTGACAGGGATTTTTCTCGGACTGATAAAGAGCAGACCATCGATAAACTTCTTATAGGCTTTGATCTTCGATGATTTAGTCCCTGATACTTTTCGCAGCATCCCCGCAGCATCTTTAAAAAAGCCCTTGATCTGATAATCCCAAAACATTGGAACATCTTCACCATCTTCCTCAATTCTCGGAAAGACTGTCATGCCATTATCCACAACCGCATCGACACCTAATGCTTCAATCTCTTCATCGATTTTCTTTGCATCCGGTGCTTTGCTGGATATGTAGGTTTCATGCAACTGCTTATTCGCTGATGCTGTTCCGAGGACTTCTTCTGTGAACGTGATTTTTACTTGTAGTTCTTTCATCTTGGCTTCCCCCTGTAAAGGGAATTATAGCACAAGTGGTGATATTTTTCATGTGTTTTATGGGAATTTTACAGAAAATTTTCAGATACTATGGTGCGGGCATTTCATACTCAGGATTGATCATATACATAGCAGTAAACAGTTTAGCAGGGAGTGTGTATAAGGTGCGCTGAGAAAGGATAATAAAATCAGAAGGCTCGGCAATATCTCCATTGATCAACTGAATACGTACATATCGCTGAGACAAATCAAAGGTAAGTTCTTCTTCAAAAGCTCTTGCTAACCAAGCAGGATACTCGTCTCCCATAAAGAAGGAAGCAGGATTCACCGACTGAATAGAAAACTCTTTTGACGGGATTGCTTTTAACTGTACAGCGTTCACGGTCACTGGTCGTTTGGTGTATCTCATCGGTTTCCCCCTTAAAAGGTTGCCTATTTTTCGTGGGACAGCATAGGCAACTGCTCGTCTGTTTCCAGCCACTAGCTAGTACAATAACAGTAAAATTACCACTCCATACGGAGCAAGGTATTAGCCGATTGAAGGACTTGAACCCTCACAAACTGCTTACAAGGCAGCTGTCCTACCATTAGACGAAATCGGCAAAACCACCGATTCGCTTAGGCTGGTTCGGTGGCAACCTCTGTGCATCTCCCTTTCGGAAGCCATAGAAGGAATTGCCGTAGCAGTTCCCTATTTCAACCCTACATCTTGGTAGGGGAAAATACCTTAGCCCATGGGTGGCATGATTACATGCTTTCCTAGATAACGGCACTACCACAGGACTTATTGTGGTACTAAGTATTGTCAATAAATCGCTTATCTTTGATCGAATAGGCAACTCCTATTGCAGATGTTTGCCCCGCTTCTTCTAGGTAAGCAACAATATCCCGTATATCCACTATTTGCTTTCTTTTTCGCTTCTGAGATTTTGCTGCTTTGAAGATGTGAGCATATTCTGGTGTGGAAAAATACTCTGGTGGTAGATTGTCAATGAGCATATCTCTCGATGCTCGGTTGTTCAGTATGTGGTTGATCAGATATTCTTCAACAAACTGCTTCCCTGTATTTTTTTGTCCTTTCATGTTTGACATGATAGCATATCTGGTGTATTATTTCCACAAGTTCTTTCTTTCATGACAACTCCATGTCTGCCAGTTCGGGCGCTTCCCACCCTGAGCTGGCCCTTTTTTTCTCGTTTTACATCTTTGTGATTTTACCTACATGCTCTGGTACTTTGCTTGTAGGAGGATTGTATGAACAAAAAGGCAATCACTGGAATGACCGATATGCAAATGCGGTTTGTCGATGAGTTCATGAAGACCGGGAACAAAAAGCAAGCGTTACTAAATTCCGGGTACAAAGGAAAGGGAAAGTCTTCTACTATAACGTCTTACGCTAATAAGATATACAACAACCCGAAAGTTATCGCTGAAATTGAGAAGAGAAGGAAAGATTTGCGTAAGGCAAACATTGTCGATGCTGAGAAAATCGTTGAGCGTTTGACCAAAATGTTTAATGGTGAGCTTACCTGTGAGAGAGTCTATAAAGACGGTGAAATTATCGAAGAACCCATTAGCTTTAAAAATCAGATTGAGGCAGCAAAAGTCTTAGTAAATATCCTCGGTATCCAAGCACAGCTACAAAAGCAACCCGAAGAGAAGAAAGAAGTTGAGAAAATGGCAGAAGATATGAAAGCCATGATGCGTGAGTTTATGGGTGGCAGAAAATCCAAAGTACAGACCATAGCACAGGATGCGGAGGAAATCAGTGACGAGGATTGAGTACCACAAGTTTGTCAAACGCATGATGGATAAGGCTGAAAAAGAAGGGTATCTCGATGAGTGGATGCGAGAGATGTGCAAGATCGATATTTTCTTTCTTGGTGTCTATATCCTTGAGCGTAAAGACTTGGACCACGTTAAAAGGGAAGATGGTTCTATCCGCTATCGTGATTGGTTGTATGAACGATGTATGGAGGTGCAGGAGAATCCTGATGGATACCTCGATATCTGGGCGAGAGACCACTACAAAAGTTCGATCATCACCATGCTCAAGACCATTCAGGATATTTTGGTTAATCCCGAAATCACCTGTTGTATCTACTCGTACTCTTCTTCCTCTGCAAAGAAATTCTTAAAACAGATCAAAGGTATCCTAGAGAGCAACCCAAAGCTTATAAAGCTGTTCCCGGATGTTCTCTTTGATGATGTTACCCGCCCCTACTGGACTGATGCTCAGGGTGTGTCACACAAAATGATTTGGAGTGAAGACGGTATCAGGGTAAAGAGAAAATCCAACGCAAAGGAGAATACTGTTGAAGCTTCTGGATTGGTTATCGGACAACGCACTGGTGGTCACTATAACCTTCTTATCTACGATGATGTGGTTACTCCTGACTCGGTTACCTCCCCGGAAATGATCAAGAAAACTACTGAACAGTGGCGCATGAGTTTGAATACTGGTTCTTCGGGAAATCTCAGAATCCGTATCATCGGTACTCGATACCACTATGCTGATACCTACCAGACGATCATTGAAAGTGGATTTGCTAAGTTGCGCATGTATCCGTGTGTGGATAAGGAAGGTATTCCAGTTCTCTATGATCGGGATGTTATCGAATTAAAGAAAAAAGCTATGGGAAGTGGTGTCTTTGCTTCACAGATGATGTGTGACCCAAAACAAGCTTCCACTATGGGCTTTAAGCGTGAGTGGTTACGGGTATGGGATGGAGCTTCTTTGATGAATCTCAATGTCTATATCATCGTAGACCCCGCAGGAACAAAAAATAAAAGCGCTGACTATACATCGATGTGGGTAATCGGATGTGGTAGTGACCAAAACTTCTATATCATTGACCTCATTAGAGATAAGTTAGACCTCACCGGAAAGACCAATATGCTCTTTGACTTGGTAAGGCGCTATACCGTGGCACAAAGAAAACCGCAAGTGTTCTACGAAAAGGCAGCAATGCAAACCGACAAAGAACATATCGAGTATGTAATGAATCAGATCAACTATCGGTTCAGTCTTACCGAAGTCACCGCTACCGCACCAAAAGGACAACGAATTGAAGCTCTAGAACCGTTATTCCGCGAAGGTCGTATTTGGCTTCCTAAAGCGTGTTGGCACGTTAACTGGGAAGGGATGCGAGAAGATATGCTGCAAACGTTTATCTTAGATGAGTATTTAGCCTACCCGTTCGCTGGTCATGATGATGGTCTCGATGCACTCTCTCGTATTGCTGACGGTGAGACAGGTACGAAAATGGCGTTCCCTGATGCAGTGACGATCGAGGACCAACAACGAGCCTTATTACAGCAACGTGGAATCGTCTTCACTGATGTTACTACCGTAGAATATGAACCAATTTAAACTCGTATTGTATCTTTAAGACACAAATCTTTACTCAGTTTACTCTTAGAGCATGAAGACCGTACTTGTTGGTTATGATGATGGTACAAAAAGCTATCTAGGGCGATCTGTCACACCAAAAAAAGAGGGTGTCGATGAAACTGCCAAGGCTATTGTACGGAAATGGAACGCTTTAAAACACGAAAGACAAAAAACTGAATCTGCTCGATGGGAGGCTTGTGCATATGTAAAGCATCGTGATGATGCCTTTGCTAATGAGGACACCCCGGTTAAGGCAGTAAACCTCTATAACACCGCAGCAATTGAAGCTTTTGATGTGTTTATCAACGGATTTCATGGAAACTTGATTAGTCCTTCACTCAGATGGTTCAAATTGCGCTTTAGAGGGGAGAATTTTGAGCCTGCTGATCAAATATTTGGTGCTCACGACTATTTAGAGTTATGTGAAGAGTTGATGCACTCAGAATTAGAAAAATCTACCTTCTACCCTATCGACAAACTTGCTACTCGTGATGCTGCTGTACAAGGTACGAGCGCTGAGTGGATTATTGATGATGTCACTCACGGTATTTGTGTGTATGACGTTATCCCACCGTGGGACTTCTGGATTGGCAAAAACCATACCGGGCGTATTGATACGCTTTTTTATCAATATAAACTGACCGCAGAGCAGGCATATGATCGATTCGGGGACAAGACACCCGAAGAGATTATGCAGAACATCAGAACGGATAGCCCTGATACCGAACACTTGTTTGTGTTAGCTATTTATCCACGGAAAAGCCTCTTTGGTCCAAAAGGTGTTCCCATTGTTTCCACCAGTAAGCGTTATGCAGCAGTAACCTATTGTTCTACAAGCGATTCGGTCATTGATGAATCGGGATATGATGAGTTTCCCGCAGCGGTCCATATCTGGGAGCCGGACGGTACGAGCGTGTATGGCAAAGGCTTAGTGATGCGCTATATCACTGAACTCAAACGCCTCAATGCTATGAGTAAAGATGAGTTAGTGGCAATTCAAAAAGTTGCTAATCCACCTATGACTGTGCCGGAAAACATGAAAGGGCGTTTTTCTACTGACCCCGGTGCAAGAAACTACACCAATAACCGAGAATTATTCCCTCAGCCGATACAAACCGTTCAGGATATTGGCTGGGTAAGCCAAGAAATTAAAGAGCTTGAAGAAAAGATTAAACGCTTATTCTTTAATGACTTATTTAACTATCTGATGCGACAAGACAAGGTGCTTACCGCTACTCAGGTGCAGGCAATCAAGAGTGAGGAATTATCCCTACTCTCTTCTATTCTTGGTACTACGCAGTACATGAAGATCAATCCGATCATCAAACGCACTTTCAAGATTATGAGCAGAGCAGGAAGGTTGCCAAAACCTCCCGAAGAGTTGCTCAGATTGAAAAATCCGCTACTGAGAATAGACCTCGATGGTCCACTTGCTCAGAGCATTAAGAGCTTCTCTACACAAAACGGATTGCAAGCTGCATGGGAATGGGTACGAGAGTTGAAGAACTTCGGATTTGAGTCTGAGTTAGACAACCTCGATATGGACGACTTTGTACGTAAGGCAGTAATTGCCGTAGGTGCGCCTGCTACCACAATCAGAGAGCTGAAAACCAGAGACGAAATACGCCAGCAGAAACAGGCAATGATCGAACAGCAGATGCAAATGCAGCAATTACAGCAGGCGTCTGAGATAGAACGGAATATGAACGGACAGGGCAACCTGAATAACGCACAAGGAATGAATTAATGACGGGTAGAGACCATCAGTTTACCAAAGACGAATTACTCAGAAGAGCTGAAATACGCAAGGCGTATAACACCCCATCAGGAAGGATGGAGCTACTGAGAAACTTAGTTGACTGGGGAACGTTCCGTCAGATTAGCGAAGCCGATCTCGCATTACGCAACTATGGCATACACAAGCTAGAAGAGCTGGGATTCTTAGATATTGAGCTATTGGAAGAATTTATCCATTGGCTTTTTTCTCGACCACTTGCGTATCGACCAACTCTAGAAGGGCTGGGAGAAGATATATATAAAGACCCACTCGATGGGTAAAGGAGCTTTTATGGCAATAGAGAATGGAGCAAACCAACAGACTGTCACCCCTGATGTTGAAGGTGGAGTAGCTAACACCGCTCAGCTTGATGGAGTACAGGACGGAGGAAAAACCCCTGCCTCGATGCAACCAGAAAATCCAAAGTGGATGTCTCAACTCCCTGATGAATTGAAGGGCAACGAGAACCTTTCCAAGTACAACAGTCTTGGAGAAGCACTCAGCGCACTTCTTGATGGAAGTAAGGGTGACACTAAGGACGCTGGAAAGGGACAACAGGGTAATGAACCTGATGTCGAGTACAACTTCTCAAAGGATTTGTCAGACAGTGACGACCCGGACGGAATTGTTCGCAACACCATGAAGGATGCTATCAAGAACATGAAGCTACCACAGGAAGAAGCGGACAAAGTGTATTCAAGTTTCGTTGATACCTACGCAAAGATTGAGGAAGGCGTTAAGAAAAACGCTGCCGAAGTTTGCGAAAAGGAACTCAAAGAGACTTGGGGCGACAAGTATGATGAAAACATGGCTTCAATGAAACGTGCGTATAAATCACTTGTCCCGGAAGGTTCTGATCTGGATAAAGGCCTTAAATCAACTATGGCAGAGAATAACCCCTTTGTCGTTGATCTATTGGCAAAAATCGGCAAGTCAATCAGTGAGCATGACCCGCCTCGATCTAGAGCCGTTGGACAGGTTGAGCAAAAGACGGGTGGCTTCCTGACCAGAGAAAACGAAACATATCCGTGGTAAAGAGGTAAACTATGGCTTACGATTATATGACTTTATCGGAACTCACCAAAGGTCTTGGGAGTCCTGATATTACCAATGTAGTTGATGAAATCACTCAGGCAACTACCATGTTGGGGGATGCAGCTTTTGCAGAAGCTACTGGAATGTTGGAGAATCAGGGATTACGTAAAGTGTCTCTGCCTACCAACAAGTGGGTAGCTATTGACGAAGGTGGAACAGCCTCCAAGGGACACAAAGAGTTGTTCAAAGATGAAATGGGTATCATTGAATCTTGGTCAACTGCTCGCCAGAAAGAAGGTATGTTCTCGCCTAACCCTGAACAGATTTACGCTGAGGACGAACGAGACCACGTTGCCTCTATGGGCTTAGATGTAGAGTCTTGTCTGCTCTACGGTGGCTCTCAGCCGGGACAATTCCAAGGCATTATGCCTCGGTTTAACAGCATTACTTCTGCTGCTGATCTTGCGAACATTCGTTCAAAACCTCAGTTTATCACCCTAGACAACGGTGGAGACACTGACGAAATTCAGTCGTCTGTGCTGTTAGTAATTTGGGGTGCTGGT